AAAACAGACAGGGAGGTGGCTTGTACTTATTAGCATCAATCCAATCGTGAATATCCTTAGGAATTGAGTTGTATTGTTCTAACCTTTTCTTATTCCAATCATTCCTTTTTTTATTTTTATTATGTTTCATTTTTTATTTTTATTACTTCTTCTATCATTTTTTCGTATTTATATATTGTGTATAAGTATTCTTTTATTTTTATTTCTTCATCTCTTTTAGTAATAAAATAGGCTTGCTCATAAAATATATCTTTAAGCTGATCACACAGGTCGGTTTCAGGAAAAAACTCCGCTAGTCGTATGCACAGTTCAATAGACATTGATAGCAAATCGACCAGTTCATTATCAGACTCATTCATAATTCTGACTAAATTGGCGACATCGGATTTGATAGTGGAATATTAATATTTGGGCTTACGTTTGGTGTTGAAGTTTGCTCTTCGTCTACCACATCGTCAGCTACGCCCTGTGTATGAACAGAAGTAAAAGACACTGTGCAGGCGAATAGAGAGAGAGCTAGGATGATCAATAATATAAATGGAAGAAGTATAATGGCATAAACCAGTTTGCTTACTGGTGGAGATTTTCCAAATGTTGCTTCCTGTTCAGATTTTTTTTCTGAACCACACGTAGAAGCTTTAGGTGGTTTTTTAGCAATAGAAGCGTTTCTGCTATCATTCATTTCTGAATGTCTTAAAGCAGCTTCTATTACAGGATCTATTCTTGTCGGTTTTTTCGGTTTTTTTGGTGAATCTTGACAGGTTGTGGATTCATGGCTCTCCTTTTTTCTTAGAAGCTGGTAACAACTAAGATGATAAATTAAAAAATGCCTAATTTGGAGCTACCAGGTTTTAGGCGACCTAATACTAGACTGATCCTTCCTATTTGCAGTATGTCGCAAAATCAAAAGGGCACTGACCCTAAGTAGTATCAATGATAGGGGGCCTATAACGTGAGGCCATACACGTGCTTTGCGCAGGAATTTATAAATCAAATGGCTGGTAGATGATTTTCACATCCCATCCATGCTGTTTCATTTTTTTCAGGGTCTCTAACGTTAAAGAAGTTGCCTTCATCAGTTCTGTTATAAATTTTGCCTCTTCGTTTGCTGGATAAAACCTGTCCTGTCCGTAATTTCTTTTGTGTTCAAATTCTAAGTTCACTGATTCCTCCTATTTGATTTTTCAAACAGATAGGCTAGTGAACATATCAATTTAAGTCATTATTTATTGCCTGAGCGTCCTCCATTGGACTGGTCCGATAACTATGCTTATGTTGCGTGAAACAACCATCCACAGCACGGTGTGGAGTGGTATCAATATTATAAAAATCCAAAAGCTTCTTAAACAACAGTGTGGATGTTGTGGCTTTTTCAGCATTTTCCATTAAGATCCTCATTGAATCTGCTTCTTTACAACTATCATTGTTCATTGCCATTTGTCATATCCATTGAGCATTTCTTTTTGATTCGTGTGAGGTCATTGGAAAACTCATTAGCAAACTTAATGAGCATTAACGAGATGTACTCTAGATACTCTTCTCTATTTTCATTAGAACTTTCTTCGAAGTGGTTCAACGGCAATGTGGTTATTGTGTGGCAAGCTTTCATTAATTCTCTTACTCTGCATGGGTTGATCAGTTTCAAAACCTCTTTGGTTTTGTCTTGTGCTCTCTCTTTTTTCGGTATTACAGTCATAACAACCCTTGGTTTATTGATAGGTGAGTACTTCTTTTCGAATCCACCAGATATTATCATTGAGTCGTCTTTGAAAATGGTTCCATTAGCGCAATCCTCGTAAAACTTTACCAGATTCGATAGGTCGGGTTTTATGTTATGAGATATGGTACCCCACATCTTCAGGTTTTTTGTGCTGTCTGAGTCTGAATTAGGGCACGGGAATTCGAAAAGGAAATGGACTATGAATGATGTCGATGTGCAAAGTTCACCAATCGCTACCGCTCTTTCTTTGCTAGAACTTAGTTCTTGTTGGACCATGAATGCCATGATTTTTCTCATGTTTATCTTTTCAACAGCTTGTGGATCATAAGGAATTCCTCTTCTAGTTCTGTGCCTCATTTTTGCAATTGGCGTATGTTCAAAAATAAATTCCATATCTACTTCTTGTTATCTACGTAGTTTTTAGCCTTGCTCATCAACAAGCCCTTAGAAACACCCAAATACTGAGAGACCGCTACAATGAATTCAACTTCTGGCATACGAGCGAACTTTCCCTCTTCTTTGTAGTAAATCATCATCTGATTTATTCCGAGATCCTCTGCCATCTTCTTCCTTGAAATCCTAAGAGCTTTCCTAAGACAACGAATGAACTCCGGGAATTCAAATTCTTTTTCGCACTTTATTATCTCTCGGACTTTGATTTCAGCAATCTCGTCTCTCAGGGTCATACAATCTCGTTGTTTCTTAGTTTTTGTTCGAGTTTATCTTGGAATCCGTCTGTAGCATAAGGCAGGCTATTAACTGAATTTCCTATTTTTATCCCAACGTGATAGTCGCCAATTGTTAAAAAGTGCTTCTTCTCTGGCTTAATTTTTTTATGAATAGCTACTGCGAAGTCTCTGTTAGCTTTTATTATATTTACTTTTTGGTTTTCTTCTTGTTTCTTAACCTCTTCTTTTGGCTTGTTCATCATCTGCACCCACATTTTTGAGTATTTCTCTTTGAATTTTTCAGCAGATTGAACATCGTAAATCCATTTGAAGTTTCCTGTAGGATGAGAATCATTTTCTTCTATGTATTGGATAACTTTTCTCATTTCTTCAGGTGATTCTGGTTTTAAACCATCTCCGCCGTCAAGCATTTCTTGCATTGTTTTAGCCCACTTTTTACGGCGAAGATCAGATAGTTCAGGGATTTTGGGACAAATTTTCATGAGTGTCGAAGAAAGAAAATTAGCAAGTCCGATGGCCACATCGGACACTTCTTTCTTAGGTTCTTTCTTAGGTTCTTTATATATATGACCAGTTTGTCCGATTGGTACAAACTGGATTGTCTTATTGGTACAATCCAGTTTGTCCGATTGGTACAAACTGGTACTTTTTTCTTTAATACCTTTAGGGCTTAATTCTTTCTCTTGTCTTGGTGTATTATATTTCATGTAAGTGGAATCATTAACAAAGAAGAAATCATTAATTTTTTTAGGATTCAACCTAAAGTGCCTACGAGCAGGAACTCCGATGAGTTTTTTTTCTATCAATCCAAAATTTGCCAATATTTCCAATCCTGCATCTTGGTGTTTTCTAGTTAGTAGAGTTCTTTCCTCTATATCTTCTTGAGTATAATAGAACCAGCCTTGGCCGTGCTTAGGATCATCGACCAATTCGTTTCTTTCTTTATGATATCTATAACGACTAGCTATTTCTGCTAACAATATGGCGGCATAGATGGATTTTAGCTTTCTTGCCACATCAATGTTGTATGTTCTATAATTGTCATTATATAGCCAAAACAGGGAAATGTTAGACGAGGTTGAAATTTCTGTTTCTTTTAAATCTGTCATATCGTATTCTCTATTCATAGATAGTCCTTTAGTTTTTGGGGAAGTCCCTACTTCCCCTTTTTGCTTTTAATCTACTTTGCACATAACTATTGTTTCAGGTTCCATATCATAATTTATTCTTATCAGAGATTTTCCACCCAATTCACTTCTGGTACACTTTAAATCTTGCAAAGAAAGCCAAATATTTACTGGCTTAGTTCTGCATTCTTTAGATAAGCGTGTATATGTAGTATTTTTATATTCTTCTTTCATGTGGTTTCTCAAAACACAATAAAGCACAAATGCTTCCTTAGAAAGAATCCGTTTGGCTAAAAGCTCGAATACTACAAGTGGAAGATCCACTCTTGTAAGATAACCAAAGGTTTCTCGTTCACATTTAATTTTTTCATCACTCATGCTAACCTCACATTTGTTAAATACGTGTTGTACGATAACAAATGTTGCATCAAAAATCCAATCATGTTAACTTGTGCTCAGCAATCCACTCCAAAAATAAATGGGGGAGCCTCGATCAGTGATGATCGGTGGGTAGTGTTTAACATTACAGGAGTCGTCCTTAATCTTGATGCCGTTCAAATTGGCATCTTTAGGGCGGCTTTCCTCCTCCATTTGTATAGCCCTGGTAAGCTATGGTTTTTTTGGTTGGGTTCGGTTGGTTTAAGGGAACGTGGGGTTGGCTCTCTTCGTTCCCACCTTTTTCCTTGACTAGCAAACAATAAAATTTCCAAAGTTAAAAGTAAATAATTTTTCATATAGACAGAAGGCTTTTGTACCGTGTTTTTTTAGCTTTTTTCTGTTTTTTTTCTACTTGACAAGTGGTGGGATCCTCTTTCTTTTTCCTCTTCTTTTGGCTTGTTCATCATCTGCACCCACATTTTT